GTGCCGTTCTTGATGAGCGCCTTGGTTTGTTCGTCGAGCACGAACCCGGACCGTGTCAAGGCTCCGAACTGGCCGTTCAACGCCTGGGCGAGACCGTTGGTCATCTGCTTGAAGTCCTCGGAGGTGGCCGCCGCACCTTTCTCCGCGATGACGTAGTCGGTGATCGCGGGCGTCAACTTCTCGATGGTCTCGAACTGCAGGTCGAACGTCGCCAATTGGGCTTGCAGCACGTTGATGTTGCCGGCGGATGCGACACCGACTTTCTGGAGGGCGTCCGCCTGCCTCAACAACGACTGCACCTGCTCCTCGGTCGCCGCCCCGGTGGTGAGCAGGATCTGGCGCAGACGGTCCTGCTCGGCTTGCGCCTCGACGGCTTTCGCGATGGAGATGCCCGCCGCACCCGCCAACCCGGCGAACGCGACCGCCGACGCGGCGGCGACCTTCTGGAAGGTCGGCACCAGTTCCTGGAGTTTGGTGTTCGACTGCCCGAACGACTCGCCGGCTTTGTTCTTGACGTCGTTGAAGCTCTGGATGAGCTGCTTGGGGTCGGCAAGCAGTTTGACGATGAACTGTCGCTCGACGGCCATGAGCGACGATTCTACTCAGTCAAGAACCCACGACTTTCGCAGCTCACGGAACTCGGCGAGGAGTCCGGCTGCGATCTCGGGTTTGGTGAGACCGTCGAACCTCGTCAAGTCTTGCGGTTCGTTCCACCAAGCTTCGTCCTGCCAGTAGTGCTTGCGGCGGCTCTGGACCGTGCGCGGCATCGGTGCGGCGACGAAACGAGGTGCGACGAAACGTTCGTCGAGCCGCGGGTCGAGCATCTCGCCGCGACCCCAGCGGCGTTCGGCGACGACACCCGGGCGGTGCTGCGGCAGGTAGAAGATGCGTGCAGGGTCCTTGGTGGCGGGGTCGCCGACGACGTTGATGCGTTCGTGCAGACTCGTCCACACCTCTTCCCAGCGGTGTGCGGGCACCGGGTGCTTCAACGGCAGGACGAGGTGCCAGTGCGGATCGTCGGTCGTGTGCGACCAAGTCGTGTAGGCGATGTGCTCGAGCCCGTCGAGCCGGGCGTGGTCTAACGCTTCGCCGTCCATGTCGACCACCAGGCAGGTGACAGCAAGGACGTTGCGGTTGCCACGCGTCGTGTTCGGTGCGTAGATGACCGGCGACCAGAGTGCGCGACGGTCCTTGCGGGTCGTCTCGCGGGTGATCGACAGTCGGCAGAACAGCTGCGTCCACGAACCGGCGAACTCTCGTGGAACGACTGCTTTCAGGAAGTCGAAACGGACGGCACGGACGTCGTCTGTCGGTTGGAACATGGCGGGCTCCTCCGCACCCCAGCGTAGCGTCAAACGGCTCCCCGCGCAAGACTCTTCAAGACACGCTCGATTGCGTCCGAGAACTCGTTGACGACGAACGATTTGTTGTCCCGCACCGCCTGCCAGAAGAAATAGCCTTGCCGGCCGCGGTGCCGCAAGAACTGTTGCGTCGTCGGTCTCCTCCGGCCGCCGAACTCGGCACCATAGAACACATCGCCCATCGTCACCTTGGTCTTGCGTTTCCGGTTCGGGCGCGAAGCCGACACGTATCCGCGTTTCGAGTCAAGCTTGATCGTTGGGATGCGGTCCCGCCGGGCTCGCATACCGTCGACTACCGCTTGCGCCTGCGAACGCCCCGACGATCCCGGTCGGGGTTTGCCGTGCTTGGGTTGTGCGGCCGCGTTGAGTTTCGCCTTGTCAACCACGACTTGGGCGATTTCCTCTGAGGCTTTGCGCATCTCTTTGTTGAAGTCGGGGAAAGCCTGCGAAGCCTCACGGAGGAACTCGAACAATCCTGGTGCAGTGAACGATACTTCGCCGGCACGACCGACGGCGACCTTGTTGGCCATGTCACCGATTGTACGGTGTCTTGGGGTTCAGCTTGACGGCACGCCACCGCAGGTAGGCCTGCATCGTGTAGAGCATCCTGGGCGACTCAGCCAACAACTGTGACGGGGCGATGCCCGTCTCGCACGCCAAATAGGCGATCAACCAGTGGGCTGAATGCTCTCCAAAGGGACGATCCTTTCCTCGCCTTCGATCGAGATTTGCTCCACGGTCTCGAGCCAGGGATCGAACTCGAGTGCGGTGACCTTGTTTCGTTTTTCGCAGTGCCATGCGAGCCACGCCAAGTCGCGGACTTTGATGTCGGACTCGATCTTCGCCATCGAGACGTTGTGGACTTCCTCGTACTTTACGAAGTCGGTGAACACGACGACGGCGAGCCGTTTCTTGCCGTCCGTGCCGTGCACGGTGACACCAATCTTCATTCAGTCCCTCCTTGATTCGGGCTGATGGTTCAGCTCGTCGCCTTCGTGATGGCGCCGGAAATTGGGAAGGTGACGTCGGCGGTGTTGAGTTCTCCGACCGCACCGTTGACCGGGGTCCATTCGGTGACGAGCACCGAGAAGGTGTAGCTCGGGTTTGCCGAGCTCACGGCCGTGCCGTTGGGCTTGACGATGCAGGTCACGGCGGTGGAGCCGACGAGCGGGAAGAACAGGCCGTCAATGGCGTTGTAGTCGTTGTGGATGGCGAACGTCACCGAGTTGTCGATGAGTCCGGAAACTCGGGTGACTGCGGTGGAACCAAAGCTGGTGGTTGTGATTTCGCTTGCGGACGTCGAAATTGTCACGGACGCAACACTCGTGGAAATGTCGGTGCCGGCGAAGGTGATGTTCGCGTTGGTGAGGACCAGCTTTGCCATGGTTTATTTGTCTCCTGCCGTGTCGGCTTTAGAGGGTTTGTCGGATTCTTGCACCGGTGTGATGATGCCGGCCGCGATGAGCAACTCTACATCGTCGATGCCCGTGCCGTCCACTAGGCCGCCGGGTTGCACGCCGGTGACGGGGAACGGTCCGCTGACGCGGTACTTGGTCATGGGGTCAAGCATACACGGTGACACGGAAGTCGACCGTGACGTACAAGGTGTCGTTGGCGTCGATGTTGGTGATCGTCCCTGCTTCGCGCACGACGCAATCCTCGACGACTCCGCCCAGGGTGCGGTCGCCTTCGATGGCGGCCCGCACCGATTGGGCTCCGCTGAACGCGGTGTATTTGTCGATCTCGTCCTGGGCGATGCGCTCGGATTGCCGCGTCAGCACGAGGGTGACGTCGAAGTCCATCTCGACTCCGCCCGAGCCCATCGCGGTCGCGTGGTAACGGATCTGGTTGAGGGTCGGGAACGCGAACGGCGGGTTCACTTGGTCGGGTTGGTAGTCGTAGCAGCGCAGACCGGAGATGGTGGCGAGCCTCGCTTTGAGACCGTCCTTGGCTTGGCTCGGTGTCGCAGGCATCAGGCGAACAGTCGGAGTCGACGGAACGGTTCGACGAGTTGCGCCATGTCAGGGTCGAGGAACCTCGAGACGCGGATCGCGCCGAGGTCGCCGAACCCGGCGACGCCCAGCGGCGAGTCGTACCGCTTGAAGATGCGCGACGCCTGGATGATGCACGCCTGGGTGATCGGTGCCGGGACCGCAGGCCAGCCGAACAAGGCGGTCAGTTTGACGAGTGCTTCGCTGCCGTAGTTGGCGTTGACGGTCGGGAACAGGTAGTCGCCGATTGCGCGGATCTTGGTGAACACCCAGGTCTGTCCGTCGAGGATTTGGTTGAGCGGTTCGAGCTGGTAGTCGGTGGTGGCGAAGGTGACGTCGAAGACGCCGTTGCCCTGCGTGGACACTTGCAGCGTGATGGCGGTCGAGTAGACGTCGTCGATGTAGCAGTAGAAGTCGTCCTCGGCGGTGTAGAGGCGGGTCGTGGCGGAGCCGTAGGCCCAGAACTGGCGGTTGGCGTAGCCGTCGATCAGGCGTGACGCGGCTTCGGTGCAGTTGTCGATGAGGTCGTCGTCGGCGGTGTCGGCGGTCCCGATCCGCATCGCGGCCTTGACCTGGTTGCGGGTCGCGTACCCGTTGGTGATCGGCATGGTGTCCCGATTCTACTCTGCAATCCCTTTGAGAATCTTTCCTTGATTGAGGCGGTGCTTGAACTCTCGCGCCTGCTGTTCACCTGCCCGGTTGGCTGGCCACGAGTTGGATCCGCGCCAACGATTCCAAATGTGCCGGATTTGGTCCGTCTGCTTGTAGGTCATCCCGAAGTAGGACCACTCGGCGAACAACACTTCGTCGGCGTAGATGTAGTCACGGAACGGCACTTCGATCAGAGACGAGCAGCGCCAAATGTATCCGCCGTTCATCGGATTGTGGTCGAAACTCCAGGCGACGCGATAAGTGTCGGGATGCGGCGGTCGGGCGATCGTGTTGGTTTCTCCGATTTGACGGCACGCGTACCCGATGCAGTCTTCGTCGCCTTCGATGCGGTTGAACGCGTCGCGTGGCAACGTGTCGTCCAGTCCGAGGTTGAACAGCCAGGTGGTGTCGGTGTGCGCCGCAATCAGGTTGAGACCAAGGAACCGCCGATTCGAGTCGATTTGTTCGACGTTGTCGGGCAGACCGTCGAGCGGACGGTCGGTGGCGATGATGATGCGGTCGGGTTGCGGGTCACACGCCGCCAACGATTCGAGCATCGTCTTGGAGAACCTTTCCCAATACGCGGTGCCCCAGTTGAGTATTCCGCAGGTGATGCTGTTCAGTCCCATCCCAGGTCCAGTCTGCGTCGCAGGTCCCAGTCCAAAGGATGGTCTTGGATCATGCGCTGCTCGAACAGTCGCCGGTTGGCGTCGAACGTTTCTTGGTTGCGCATCTGGAACTCGGCCTTGGATTGCAGGGTGGAGGAGTTGCGGTGATAGATCGCGGCGAGCGACCGGACGATGGGGATGCCTTTGCGTTGGGCGCGTATCTCGTAGTCGTTGTCCTCGAAGTACGCGGGGTGGAAGCCTTCGTGGAACAGGCCGACGGTCTCGACGACTTTGGAGCCGACCCAGAAGCAGGACCACGGCGGTTTGCCGCCGAGCACGATGTTGACCGGGTCGCACGAGACGTAGAAGTCGGCGACGCCGTTCTCTCCGAAGGTGACGTCGTGGTTGACGATCATCCAGCCCGGTGACCGTGCCGTGGCTTTGATGCCGAAGTTCCAGGAGGTTGCGACCCCGAGGTTGGACGGGACTCGCACGTGCCAGGTGCGTTCGGCACGTTCGCAGGATGCTTCCCATGCGCACGGCCCGTTGTCGATGACGACCAGGTCGCGGATGCGGCCGCAGAACGATGCGAGCAGCTGGTCGACGCGGTGATGCTCGGTGAGCACCGGCACGATCAGGACTGGGACGAGCGGCACCATGCGGCGAGTTCCTTGATGGCGGGTTTCCAGAATCTTTCGTAGACGACGTCGGCGTCGTACTGCTTGGCGAAACTGATCGCCTTCTGCGACTTGTCGCGTCCGCGGGCGTGGGCTTGCTCGAGGGCCGACAGGATGCTGGGCACCGACGGGGTGATGAACCAGGCGACTTGGGCGGGGTCCCAGTACGGTTGCCCTTCGGCGAGCCAGCCTTCGCCGACCAGTTCGGGTTGGGCCGAGAAGTTGGAGACGATGACCGGGGTGCCGCACGCCTGGGCTTCGACGACGGGGATGCCGAATCCTTCGCCCATCGACGCGGCGAGCAGGACGTCGGCGGCGGTGTAGAGGGCGGCCATCGCGTTCTGCGGCAGACCCATCCGGTAGAGGTATTCGTCGGCGTAGCGGATGCGGTGTGGTTCGATGCCGCACATGTCGGCGAGGACTTTCAGGTCGATGCCGCCCATCGACGGCGCTTGCGACGAGTGCATGTAGAGGACGGCTTCGGGGTGTTTGGCGGCGAACATGCTGAACGCCATGAAGTTCTCGGCGAACGCCTTGCGGGGAGGATGCACGCCTTTGTTGACGGCGGTCATCATCACGACGAACTTGTCGTCGTCGAACCCCATCAGCTCGCGTCCGGTGATCCGTTTGCCGTCGTTGTCGACGATGTGCGGCGTCGGTTTGAAGACGGGTTCGATGCCGTGCGGCACGTAGATGTTGCGGATGCCTTGCTGGTCGAGCATCCGTTTGCCGAACTGGCTCATCGCCACCGGCATCACGTTCGGTTTCATGCACCATTTGGCGACGTCGGGCGGGATCGGCTGGTGGTCGACCGGCACCCAGGAGGCGATGTTGGGGATCTTGTCGAGGTTGGGTGCTTTCAGCACCCAGACGTCGAACAGGGTGATGAGGAGTTTCGGGAGTTTGCTGGCTTGCGTCCAGTCCATCCAGTGGGCGGCGAGGATGTCGTCGCTGTACGGGCTCATTCCTCGCGGGTAGATCTTGATTCCGTTCCACGTCGACGTCGACGCTTCGAGGCCGTAGATCGAGTGGATCGCGATTTCGTGCCCGTCTTTGACGAGCCTGGTGACTGCTTGCTGGGTTTGCTGCCCGTAGCCGGTGCCGGCCCACGGCGCGTTCGAGAACCAGAGGGCTCGGACGGTGTCCTCGGGTCGACGACTGACTCCTCCAACAAGTGAGCGGCGCCCCGCTGGATCAGCAGCATCGCCGTCGGTTCCGGCAGCTCGACCGGCACGCCCTTGATGACGACCTTCATTCACGCATCCCTCCTGGTGTCTGCGTGGCGAGTCTAGGCGGACGGCGGCAACCTTGCGTGTATGCCGCCGCCCGCTTCGATTCGTGTTGTGACCGGGTCACCCGGCCCCGGATCAGAGGTTGGCGTTCTTGTAGAACTTGACGTGGCTGGTCTGGGGCAGGTTGCCGTCCACGCGCATCGAGGCGCGGAACGTGACGAGGTCGGCGTTGAACGCGAACTCGTCGCTGCGGTCGAGGCGCAGGCCGCCGGCCATGCGCACGTAGTAGCTCGGGAGGTGTCCGAAGATGACCGACTTCGTCGCCGAAGCGTTGGAGGACATCGCCGGGTTCTCGAACACGGGGAAGTTGAGGACGCGGTCGTTGCCGTCTGCGAGCGAAGGCTCGAAGATGAACCGGCCGGAGCCGT